AACTGGGTTCATTATGATAATTTAGCAACAACTCTAAGCAAACAAGCATCAAACGCGCGAAAGATGCGTGAGACACATGAAAATCAGATTATCAGTTCTCTTCGCAGGAATCATATGGAGAATGCCGTTATAAAAGTCTCTGGTGGGCAGATAACAATGAGCCATGAAAAGACAACGGCGGCTTTAACATTGGGTCGCATTGAAGAAATTGCTCAGAAGTATTTTGAACTGCGAGGTTCTACAGACGAAACTGAGGCTTTCATGAGATTTCTACGAAAGAATCGCGGAACTGAGGAGTCTATTCGCTTGAAGAAAACATTAATCTCTCCTCCACAACTTCCTCCATTGAATGGGGTCTAAAAACGCGGCTCTTAATTACAATTAGATGACGGATGCCGCCAACTATTAATAATATACAGTTAGAACGAAAATACAATATATGGATATCTGCGCCAATTCGTGCTACTGGTGGGAAATTAATTACACACCGCTATAATTATATTGAAGCATTTGTTACAAGCGGTATTGAACCATTTCTTAGATCATATGGCTATACACTTGGGAAAAATATTAGTATATTTAAGAGAAAATTGGGCTTATTTTGGTTCTATATGATTGAGGCAAATCGTAATAGCACTTATATTAAATATGGAGCACCTCGCCATAGAAATCACGCGTATGATAGTACAAAGTTTTTCAATATTTTTGATAACGAGATATTTCCTCAGTTGTTAGATAACTGGATAATTGAAGGATTTTTAGATGATTCTGATATCGGGGGGAAAATTTACACTGAAATTAAATATTTCATTTATACTTGGATTGATTTAGATAATAGTCCTGCTCGCGAAGAAATTGACGAAATTCTTCGTGAAGAGGATGAGCGTAAACGCTTACTTGAAAAAATTAAGAAAGAGGGCTATCATTTCTTACAGAATAAAAGTTATGAATATGATGTAGCGGAACTTGGTACATTCAGAGGTGATCGTGTTTATACCTGATCCCAACTACTGTCATTGAAAGGTAACATGCCAATATGATCTGCCTCTGAGCGATAGTGTGCTACCTTCTTATCAAAATCAATAGCCCCAGGTGTTAATGGCTGACCCTCACGCTTTGCAATCTGATTTGCGTCATGCTTACTCTGAGCAGGCTTGACGCCATAGCAATTAACGCCAAAACGCAGTTCAGGATTATCAAAATGACCACCATTTACACCAGGTCGACCACATGCTCCGCGCTGATCCTCTGGACCATTCTGTAACTTTTCCCATGTGGAAACCTGTGTTGGGTAGACTGCAACCTGTCCCTTAACCCACCCATAATTACACCAATCGCCGCCTTTATCCCAGGCCTCTTTTACTTGCTCATATGTAGCAAGTTCCGCACCAAGAGCCTTACATAGGGGTTCCGCATCGTATGATGTATAACGATTTTGGCTTACATTAAACACCTCCTGTCGACCGGGCATAACTCTTTCTACAAGGGAATTATTAGGTGTTGGTATTTCATCCTGTGGTGCTTCAGGCGCATTTACAACTGGTTCTTCATTATCCGATCCTCTTATTTTATCCTTATCGGTTGCCCCAAAAAAAGAACGTATACTATCATATGTATAGTTAATGCCAAACATAATCTGCTTGTAAAACAAGGCGACTAGTAAAATTAGTACAACAACGCCTCCAAATATGTAGGGTAATGAACCGTATGTGGATGCCTGTGCTGGCGCACCTGTCGTTGTATTTGATAGGACATTATTTAATCGAGTGTTTGCTCTGTTCAGAATACTATTCATCTGCTAGTATTATTTAATAAAAAGTTAGAAGCTGTAGGCTGAGCTCTCTAAGTTTTATTATCATGAGAATCAACGCCAAGTATTCCAGGAACAATCTCAATAGCATGGTTAATAAATGATGCTACTCCCGCATCTTCATATACCTTACCATCATATGTTGTTTTACTAGGATATGCTAATCCAATCCCCCACAGGTGTGAAGCAGCATCTATTTTGCCAGTTTGTGAATTATATTTAGCAGCATCTACAATCTCTCCATCTACCTTGAAGACACATGTATTAGTATTCTTAACAAATCCAATAGCAGAAATTATGGCATCACAACGATTAAATGCGCGAATTACTGCGGGGGCATCACTGCTTTGAATAAGTGTCAGATGTTCATTTGGTGTAGCAAGAAGTTCTCGCGCTACGTTCGCTGCTTCGGCCTTAATTCCCTGATATGCGCCATCAGATGCGAAGACGAAAGGTGTGTGTGTTCTATAAATAACAGAAACATATACTCCGAGATTAAGAAGATTTCGTACAACAAGTACTCCACTATGAGAAAGGCCAAAAAGCAGAATATGTTGCCCTGGCTCAATCGCGCGTTGTAGGCGCGCATTATCGAGAGCAACTTCCAGAGGAATTTGTGGTTTCGATAAATTCACCTGTTTGGGAATACCTCCAGGAGCATAAACTATCTTTTTTGCGTATCGTGTGAGAGAGCAACCATCTAATGTAATTTTCCATAATCCAGAGGTAGATTCATAATGTGCTTCTCTTGCAAAACAAGTATTTGTATCCATCTCTTTAAGATATGGTATTAAGGCAATAGAAAGGCTCTTACTAAGTTCCCATACAGGTGTTATATCATCCGGGTTATATTTGTCGCGTCTTTTGTCGATCGCTGCCTTCGCAACTGGGAGTTTTTCAGTAGAACTTAGAAATAAACTCCATGGAGTATTTGACTTTATATCTGACCAGTTACGTGCCAGGTCACCGCCGTCGAACGCTGGATCTACTACACATATCTTATCTGGGGATATACTCTCTAGCAATTTTAGTAATATGATTGTGCCTGCTACACCACAGCCTATAACACAGACATCGTATGTCGACATTTAACTATTTGATATAGTCAAAATTAAGATCATTTGATGATATTAATTTTGAGAACATACTGTTCCTAGTACTGTCTCCTCTAAGCACCATCATCAGGCGCTGTACGATTGCCGCCGCGGCTTGCAATTAATTGGCGCTGGGCAGGTGTTGTGCAAACACAGCCGCCGCCGCAAGAGAAGGAGGCACCGCAGCACTCGGGCTTGCACTGATTATTCTTGAACATGAACAGATTATCAGGTCCAGGGGCAAACTCCGCAGCACCGCCGACTAGAGGCTCATTTGGAGCCGTATTGCGCCAGGCACTTACACCATTATCAGGGGTGATCTTAACGCCGTCATATGCGCCAATAGACTTGTATGAGTCCTTGGCACCCGCCGCATTATTCAGAAAATACGAGGTAAAACCCTCGCGGCTAGGTCGGGGAGCCGAACCATAACCGGCCATTAAGAGAAAATTTGCTGCCAGCAAGAGCACCAGCCCTGTGATGAGAAATCCGAGACGCATACTGTATTACTACTCTGTTGTGCCTCTTTTTTTTTATTAAGATAAAGTCTAACTATTTCATATGTTTCATCTATATTTTGCCACCCTACTTCTGTAAAATCACGCACTTTTAGTGTCTTTCCCTTACAGTTAGCTATAAATGTACCAGAATCAGTAATTAAATTATATCCTACTACTGATTTTCTATGTTCCGTAGATTTTACGAGGTCCTCCTTCTTCTTCTTCTTCCAGGTTCCATTAGATTTTAGATGACGTACACCACTTGTATACCATTGTGGCTCAGATACATTTTGATTATAAACAATACCCTTATAACGCCCAAGTACTTTTGTATACTTTCCATTTATATCTAGAACTTCCATATTGCGGGTTACAAATGATAGTGGAATTGCTCCGAGAGTTCGTTCAAGCACTTCTGTATTACGAGAGAACAGTGCGGCCTCTGTATTGAAGGGTCCATGAGGTGTTTCTATACCTGGATTTAGGATATCCCAAATAAGTGTCTCCCAGAGTTGTTTTCCTTCCTCATCGTCATCGGGAAACTCTTCCCAATCCTTCACAGTTAAAATCGTCTTTGTAGTTGGCATTAATATCGGAATTTTACGTGTAGATGTATTAAGTATAATAAGTTTTTCTGGTCTTTCAGTGACTGGAGAAGCAGCAGGGTGATTCTCCGCAAAAATGTTAGTACCATTAGGGCCTTCAATCATATGAGACCCGCTAATTACAACTCCACCTATATCATATAAGGGACCTTCTGTATCTGTTTCAAGTATTCCTTCCACTATTCCACAATCCGCGCCTAGTATATCACCAATATTTATATCCTTAAGAGGAACCATTTTACCACTAGCAAGAAGTACTTGAGCATCTGGGTCAATACAGAATGCGCCGGCCATACCACCCACTGCCGATCCGAGACCAGCGGCTGTAAGAATAGCGATTGTTGTAAATATAATTGGCATAAATGGAATAAGAGCAAAGAATAGAAGAACAATTAGTGCAACAAGAATTGCCATAATAATAATGACAACTTTCACAACAAAATCGTAAGAATTCAAGAGCGAAGTCATTAGTGAAATCCCCAAGAATACTATAGAGACCATGGCTGCAGATACTTTTAACATTGCTTGTTTTAGAAGTTGTGTAATGCGACTCAATTGCAAAGTACCGCGTTTATATGTATCAAAAAAGTCGTTAAAAACACCTCCAAAACTTCTGAAAGTGTTTCCAATCTGATTTCGCACAGAGTTGAATACACCATTAGTTGTATTTGCAGCAGCCATCTGCTGCGAGAAAACTCCGAGAATAGGCGCAAGAAGTTCCGCAAATACACTATCTATAAGACTTCTTACACAAAAAGAGAAGTTATCTGCTGCAAAAGCGGTTGCTGATCTCGGATCGGTTGATGGTTTATATAGAAATCCACTGAACATAACTGCTGGTTCGCATCGACGTTTTGGCCACTCTGCCTGAATATTCTGAATATCCATTGAGCCGAGTAAAACGCCGAGGCCAACTATAAAAACTATTAAAAGTCCAATAAATAGAAAGTGCAGCATTGTATAACCAACCCTCTAACTAAATTGGATGGTTATTTCCTTTGCGTATAATGTTTCCGCATCAGGCGACATTACTTCCATATAATCACGTATATGTGTACCCTGCCGTGTTTCAATGGTAGAATTTGGCGATACAATAAAACTATAAGCATTACGTGTCATATTAATTATTCTACCCATTGTATATGCTCTTTCATATTTATGTGCTTCTTTATTCCATACTAGAGAACTAGCGCTGATAAGATCCTCGCCAATACGTACAAAATGAGATACCTCTTTCTTCACAATACCTACCACTTTACCAGTTGATATCTGCTGACCGAGAGTAATTTTATTTGCTAGTATATATCCGCCTCCTGATAAAGCGATACGCGTTTCACTCACAAATCCAGGAGAATAGTCCATATCATCTGGTATAGGTTTAACAGGTCTTCTATGTAAAGCATTATTTATAACTTTCTCAAGCATAATCATTGTAGGTTTATCAGCGGCTTCTGTTTCATCATAATCTAAGAATGTATATCCCCCTACAGGGATTAGGTGATTATCAGTATTAAGACATACGAGAGGCCTTGCTAGACCACCTGCCCATTGAGGGGCGGAGACAGCATCTGGATGTTTATCCGCGTGGGCAAATGAGTTGTCAGGAAGTTTCACATAATGATTTGTGCTGACTAAGATGTTACCGATTTTTACCATAGGCTGGCCATCAGAATAGAAATTAAATGTTGCTGTTACACGACTTCCTGTAAGGGATAGTATGTCGCCAATTACAATATTTTTAATTGGAACAAGACCTTTGGTCTTTACGTCGAGCAATGTATCTGGGTCGAAACAGAATGTGTCTAGGAATTTAAAAAGAAATGTATCGCCGAAATTTGTGGCAGCAGTTATTCCAGACATACCCATATACATAATTGAATAGAATGTTGCAAATAAACGGCCAAATAACATTTTTATTCTAACAGTTGATACTCGTATCCGAACCATTAGTGTATTAATTCGTTCTGTAAATTCTGAAAAAACTTTTGTAATGCCCCCTACAAGGGTTGCGAGGGAAAGGCGAAGAGAGTTTGCTGATTCAATTAATGTACTGATTGTACCGATAAAAGTTGCTAGGATCTTATACACGGGGCTAAGGGAACTTCCTGCTTGATCTTTTATCATATTTGTCATACAAAATTGGAAGTTTTCAGCGGTATTATACCCATAAAAAGAGGCGAATGGCATAACATGTGGTTGGCAGCGATTTTCTGCCCAGTTGGCGGATACATTTGCTAGACCAAGACTGTATACAATTAGATAGAGAATTCCTATTAGAACACATATTAGAATAACGAAATAGAACCAGCCATTTGTTTTTGGCTGTGGTAGCGGCTGTGGTTGTGGTAGCGGCAGTGGTTGTGTCTCCATTTAATAACGTCGGAGTCACTTCTCTATTGTAATAATAACATATAACAGACTTTATTCCGCTAGAGCACATTCATAATATTCTAAAAGGCTGAAATACCAAACTGACGTCTTACCCAATCACGATCATTTGAGAAAATCTTGGATTTATCTGGAGCAGTACGAACTGATAATTTTGCAACCGCATCCAGTTTGTGATATACATTATTTGAACCTAGGCGACCAATAGCATGTCTTAGAGCACGATGGCGCTCACTCTCTGGCTTAGAAGCGCTGTAGCCATACTTTGCGAGTTCACCTTTTCGTAGAGGGCCTATACGCTGTGTTCCTTTTCCTTCCTTACCCTTATCATTAATACAAGCAGCTGGAACAAGAATGGCAGACCTCTTTGTAGGTTTTACATAAACAACTTTACCGGATTTAGTCTTACGAGTATAACCCTTCTGGCGAATAGCAGTTGCGAATCGACGAATATATGGGGCGCGAAGAATCTTACCGGGTGAGCAAGACTTTAATGTACCAGTGTAACGATGGCGCCTTCTTGTTAACGAAGGGGACGGCATATCTACTAATTTTACATATTATTAGTTGTTTTCCGATTATAAGGATATTGAATGAACTGATTTCGGATCTCATTTTCAATTAATATTCTTGCATCAGTTGAAAGACTATTATCCTTTACAATCTCCCACAGAGAGGGAGAAATATTATTAGTATTTGTTTCCTTAAAATCATAGAGACCTTTTAGAAGGTCCGTTCCAATTTCATATAAATTTACTTCATAAAGATGGAGATTATCCAGATTTGCGCCGTTCGTTGTTTTACGAATAGTATCTTTATAGATTCGCTCTTTCTCATTTTGAACGTGTCCTTTGAACTTATTAATAATGTTCTTATCATTCTCTTCAAATGGCATATCATCTAAACCTATCATGCTTATGGCACTACCGCTACCGCTATCGCTATCACTACCGCTATCGCTGCCACTATCATTATCGCTAATATACGACATTGGGTTCTATTATTTAGAATAAGTAAAAAATCTTTAAAATAAAGTTAGATATACTTTAATGGGCTATGAAACTACAATTCAGCCTGCAGATGAGACTGCATCATATGAACTTCGAAGAAATATTGTTAAATCTATTATAAGTTTTTGTGACCTAATCTTTTCTGAACTACCTGAAAAGACAAGGGGTGATATTATCTATTTTATACATTTTTATGGCTTTGCTATTGCTATTCTATATACATATCTCTTTGGCGGAAGATATTCATTCCAAGTATTTCTCTTTATTGGGATAGTTATTATTGGACAACTCTTCCTACTTCGCGGCTGTGTCTTAACAAAAGTTGAGCAACATTATCGAAAAGAGAAAGGGACAACTGTAGATGTATTTCTCCGCTTAATGGATATTGAAACAACTAACGAAAATAGAAAACTGATTAGCCTTACAGGGTATTCACTTATCTTTTTGGGGGCGGTGGGGATATATTTACGAGAAACTCTTTTGCAAACAAGAATGTAAAAGTACAAATGATACTACTAAGAGGGCAGTGCCAACAGTAACACTTGCAGAAGAGGAGGAAGAGGAGGAAGAGGAGGCTGCGTGTGTGGGGGAAAAACTCTCTACCTCTTGTGGTGGAGGAACATCTGGGTCATACTTTGTATCGGCACTGGCCTGGACTTGTTGACGTACAGCAGATGCTGCTAAATTTTGGGGGCTCATTGGATTTGTGGCGGCTTCTGGAGAACCGGCGGAAGCTCCTAAAAGAGGAACCCCCGCTACTTGGCCATATTTCTCTTTGTGTTGTACAGATGCCATCTCTCTCTAAATAATAGAGAGTATTTCAGAGCGGGTCTAAAAGACTATTTTAGTATTTGTCTATGAATATGAGTGACCCCAATGCTGCTGCTGGTTTCAATCCTAATAGTGTTCGTGCGTCAATGAAAGTTGCTGAGAAAGAGCCCACTCGTTTCCCTGCGGCTGAGCGTAGTGTAATGCTGCGTGATATGATTCGTAAAGTGGAGACTCTACAGGGAGAGAGGAAAACCGTTGATGAAATTCGCAAAGAGATGAGTGAGTTTGTTACAAATTATCCTCGTCTATTTGAAATGGTATCTCGTCCAGGATATGATAAATCCCAAGTTCGCACAATGTTAACTATGCTGGATCGTATGGGCGCAGGTGAACTCAGTCAGCACCAGGCATCTATGATTGTTGGCCAGAAGGTATTTAATACATATGTTGCGCCTTCTCTAAGAAATCCGTCCAGCAGCAACAACAGCAGCAACAACAGCAGCAACAACAGCAGCAGCAGCCCTAATGACAGCTAAACTGCCTAGATGGAATATGAAATTGTGAACACCATTGATTACAAAGCCGCTCTTGCTCCTTCCATGAAGCAGCAATAGAATCTTTATCAGGGTTAGTTGGAAAACTCAAAACACATGTAAGGGCGGCTTCTTGCTCTTCTACATATTTTGCGACAATTGTATTTATATTATTACGAGCATGTTCTATTCTACTATCTGTAATAGACCATGCGACATCTGTTCTATATTCAAGTAGAATATCAAAAATCTCTCTTGATTGTTCTGTAAAACTTTTGAAGCCTCTACCAATAAAGTATCGTTCTGAATTACATGGGCGACTTGTAGCAGGTTTATAAATAGTATATTCGCGAAAGTGTAGTGCTAGAAATGCTAGAAAATTCTGTGTAACTTCGCTGAATGAATCGAAAATCTTCAAGATAAATATTCCATCTTTTGCGAGACAACTACATGCAATCTTTGCGGAAGCTACAATTAGCGAAAATACGAGTTTCTCTTGTGCCTGAAAATCAATACTAAAATCAAAGCCTCCATCTGCTGTTACTAGATTAGCACCATGTTTCAAAAGATTTTCTAAATGTTTCTGATTCTCCTTCTCAAGAATATTTCCTGTTCCATTGGAGCCATATTCAATCTGAATTTCAGGATGGCGTGATAGAAGTCTACTTGCTGCTCTCCAACCAGGAATATTATGATTTGTCTGTTTAAGAGTCATTGCGTATGCCATACTAATATTTTTCTTATATCTATCTGCTCTATCAATAAATGCCTCAATAAATCCACCAGGTCCCTCACAGAGATGTAGACTTTTGTATTTTAGCGCCTTTGTTGTTTCAAAAAATTTGGATACTTCTAGCATCTCTACCAACTTGAAAAAAGAGCGGCTCAAAGGTTTCAGAATCGAAATAGATTGAGGTAAGTCTACACGATTTGAACTTGTAAAAATAAGTTCATAAGGGTTTGTAATTCTCTTGGCAAGATCCCATGTTGGTTCTTCTTCCTTTTCACCGATGCGATTCTTGAGATTTAAAATATTTTCTGGCGTTTTGTCCAACCATTCACCCTTTATTGGCAGAGTCAGAGGCTCTTGTGGCTGTTGCTGTAAATTTTTATAAAATTCTAGATTTTTCCACGGTGGTGCGCGCCTAATATACATATATTATTGATGATTTTTCTGTTTAGGCAGAAGCAACTACTCAATTATTGTAAGTTCACCATCTGGTTCATCAAGCATAGATACTTCTCCAGGCAAGTTGAGATTCATACGAAGTTGTGTTGTCGCACATGCGTCATTGGCATCTTCATATAGTTCAGTATCAATCATTTCCTGTGTAAGTTCAACACCTTCTTCCTCTTCACCATCTTCCTCGAGAGGTGGTAAACCTTGGAGAAGACGCTCAAGAGCAGACTCATCCAATAGGAGTTGTGTAAATGATGTTCCAGCACGAATTGCCTGCCCTGTCATAATATTGGCAGATACTCCAGTAATTGGATCAATCTCGCCAAAGATAGCCGCCTTCAGGAGAATTTTCTCTGTCTCCTCGAAAGATGCCTTCGCAAGAGGACCATTATCGCTCTTATTAATACCATAACGGTCAATTGTCATAAGTCGTCCATTACGCGTCATTACATCACATAGAATACCTAGATGGCGATAATTTACGCCTGCTTCTTCAAATAGACCGGTGAGTTCTGAGAGAAGAACTGCTCGTGTTGCTTCCACACCAAGTGCTGCATAAATATCGTGCACATGTGTACTATAAATACGTGAACCATCTACCGCAGGATGATTCATGACCTCCATGAAATTACTACCATCTGTATCAATAACATACTGTTCAATAGGCTTATACTCTCCCCCTATAGAGGTTAAGAGATCAGCATGTTTGCGCCATGTTGCTGTGCGAATACCAGGTACCCCGCGCACCACAATTCCATTAAGTACCTTATTCTGAAACTTCTTCAGACCCGCAATATCATCACCAAAGCCATGAGACTTATCTTCAGCAGATAAACGAATACGCATAATGAGTTTCTTTGAATTAAAATCAGAATAGACCAGATTTACATTCTGACCATAGTTATTATTTAGAATATATGAGATATCATCCATGCTAATATTCTTGTTAAACATGCGCTCACGATCCAACTCCAGACGCAATAGCCACCTGCTATAAGTAATTGTTTCACCAGCAGTAGCAGCAGCACCGTCATTTACCTCCTGTCGCCCCTCAAAGAGTTTGTAGAACTCGATGAGTTCTTTGTCCTCCCCTACAATGGTATTGTCATCCTTAGGGTCATAATAGATTGATGACTTCACAGTAATATCACGCAGAAGTGTGAGTTCCAGATCCTGTGCAACTTCACGTACTTTATCTTTATTCTCACGGTACTCTGGCTTCAGATATACTGTAAGGGAAATTGCTTTGGGCTTGGCAGTTGCTTTCAGCAACTCTTTCAGACGTGGCACACCTCGTGTCACATTTGACTTTGCTGCTACACCAGCAAGATGGAAAGTATTCAAGGTCATCTGAGTTGACGGCTCACCAATACTCTGTGCCGCAATAATGCCAACAAGTTCGCCAGGAAGGCTCCACGCCTTCCAGTCCTTCACCACACATAGTTCACAAAGTGTGTCAAAAGCCGCCTTAGTAAAGCGTTCCTTAATAACCAACTTGTGAGGGGCAAAATAGAAACGCAGAAGAGCACACCATAGTTTGTGATAAGGCTGTGTACGTTCAATGAGTTTCGCAATACCCTGAATAACGTATGATGGTGTCAGATCAGTCTTGGCATCATTCTTAAGACCAAAGCGTACCCGCAAATTCATAATGAGACGCTCCAGATTGAGTGGTGCAAATACACCGCCCTGGCGACCTGACGCAAAGATACCCTCAACAACCATCTTGCGATCCGCAAGAATCTCATTCACAAAAGCACTGACTTCTGTAGAGGCAGAATAGTCCTCCGTTTGAATACCTTCCTGAAGTACAGCTGAGAAATCGACTTTCTGTAGGCCAAAGTCACGCCTAATATCACTCTCTGAAATCTTCGCATATGAGAGGCTTGTACCCTCAATCTTTGTTGCGTTGAGACCATCCTCGCCATAGTGGAACTGAATAATATGCATATTCGCGTCACGTACTGTTCCATCATGTTGAACTGTCAAGTCCTCCATGGCTTTCACTAGCTGGCGCTGGATATATCCTGTATCCGCAGTTTTCACTGCAGTATCAATTAGACCTTCACGCCCTGACATGGCGTGAAAGAAGAACTCCTGCGGACTCAGGCCACCAATGAAAGAGCTCTCAATGAAACCACGTGCCTCTGCGCCATCATCATACTTCTTGTAGTGTGGGAGAGTACGATCCGAGAATCCATAAGGAATGCGGCGACCCTCAATATTCTGCTGGCCTACACACGCAATCATCTGGGCAATATTAATAGGACCACCTTTGGATCCAGCCTTTACCATGGCTACAAGTCGATTCTCCTCTGCAAGGGCAAGCTGACCAAGTTCACCTGATTCTTTTGTAGCCTTATTGAGCGCAGCGAATACACGTGTCTCAAATTCATCCTGGTTCGGCTTACCAGTATTATTATCGAAGAGATCCAAATGAACCTGGAGATTTAATTCATTCACTTCCTTCTTACGTGCCTGAATGACTTCCTCCATCTGTTGTCGCGTCTTCTCGTCGGCAATCATATCACTGATACCTACACTAAATCCATTGAGAACAAGGAATGACTCAATTGTAGTCTGTAGGGAATCAATCATATCTACAGTCTGCTGTGAGCCATAATCATTATAGGATACATGGACAATACCCTTACCAGCCTTTGAGTAGATATCTTTATCAATAATTCCCTGTACAATCTGTCCCTCTACAATCTTCACCTTATTACGCTCACTTGGATCATCATCAAATGACTTATTACCCATATCCATATTGATAGGAGGAAGTAGAGAACTCACTACCTGGTGGCCAGTATAGCGCTCACCGCCAGGAGTTGCTGACACAGAGGCAGCCGGCTTCGGTAGCCCCTCAAAATTTTTATTATACATCATCAAATTCATGTATTCTTTTCTTGTGAAATTGTTATTATTTTTAGTAATTCGGTAAGACCCTACAAGAGTATCCTGGACGATACCAATAGACGGCTTACCTTCACGCGGACCAATAATCTGGTGGCGCACCGCGGCAATCTCCTCCAATTCTGTCGCAGCCTCATAGGACTGCGGACAGTGCATATTCATTTCATCGCCATCAAACGTTACTACCCTGACTTTCGCCAGGGACTAGAGTACACCTTATGCTCAGACTTTAAAAGTCCGAACCGACCCCCTTCTACTCGTTGCACAGCATCCACTTACTAGTACCATTGTATACTAGCTTAAGGACTTGGCTCAGGATTGCCCATTTCTTAGTATGATTCTAGCAATCATACCTCGTATTTTATAGAGTTGTTACCTTTATTCGCTACTGCGAACACCCGTTGCGGTCTTTCTCCGCGGCCACACGCTTGTTTCCAAGGTGTTTGGTATCTATAAACTTTAGGGGTTTCCCTGAATTTGAGGGTCTTGCAGTAAATAGAACCTTCTTCCACTCACTACTAGACGGTTATATTACTAATTTAGTTGGCGAAACTAAACTAGCAAAGACAATTACACTGTTTTCCTTCTATGGAGTTGTCTCACCCATAGAAGCAGCCGCCTGTTGCAGACATTGTTGAGTTGTCTCAATAATAGTATTTGTATGGATATCTAGCATGCCTACAAAGGCATTTGCTATCATTAGGGCTTCATCTTTTTTTATTTTTTTTCCTCCGAAACATATTCTTACTTGATTAGTAGAATCTTCTGTTTTAATATATACCGCAATTAAGTTACTCGCACTTGTTATTCTCACTTTTGTAATTATTTTATCTTTGAACTGCTGAAGTTTCTTATTGTATCTATCTTCAAGAATATCATCATCTATCTCTTCAAATGGACATTTGAGATTATCCAGAAATTCTTTGGCCTCTTTATAGGCATCTTCAAATGAAGATGCCTCTGTTTGGCCAAATACTAATCTTTCCTTTTCTGATTGTCCTTTTATAGTGAGATAGAGGTATACTAGATGATTTATACCACCTTTCTTGATTTTTTTGAGTTCAGCACATTTAACTTTACCACAGAAGTGGTTAGCAAGATTCGAAAATTTATGATGTCTGTTACGAGAGTGAGATGCAATATTGTAACCATTGGGATATATAGTATTTAGTTCTTGAATATATTTCGCTTCAAGAGCATCTAACTGATCAAGTGGTGCTTTGGTAATTTCTTCAAGTATAAAGGATTG